TTATCTAAAGAATGATAAAGATTCATTTCATTTGCATATAAAATACAATCAATATATCCTGATAAACATTTATTAATAATATAGGGAACATACTCTTTCTTTGAGGTTTCATCCTCTTTCATTAGATTTTCTTTAGTGAAATTAATAGAATTTAACCAATCTGTTAATTCATAAGTCATCAACTAGTCCCTCACTTTTCAGTCTATTGTAATTATAACATCCATCAAAATTAACTTGGATTTTAGGGGTTTTATTATAATTAAAAAGCAAGAGTTCTTTACGTTGTTTTTGATCTCGCATATATTCACCAACAGAACGCATCGTATAAGTTAAATCAAACTCACCAGTATTCCAGTTCTTAAACCTATCCTTCACAAGTTGATCTGAATTATAACTTATCAACTGATCCATATTGTTAGCATCACAATCAGCAGCAAACTTATCGTGATCAAATCCTTTGTGCATTGATCCTTTTCTCCCATAGAGATTATCCTTAATATCATAAGGAGGATCGAGATACATAAAAGCACCTTTGTTTCCATCCATCAGGTAATCATAGGAATAATTAGTTATACGCCATTTGGAGATAAGTTTAGAATACTCGGGCAACTTTTCAATTCCGCGCATTGAGAAGTTGCCGTTGGATGCTTGAGCAGAGAAAGAAGAACTCTCCGTGAGTCCACTGAAAGAACACTTATTGATAATATAAAAATCAACAGCACGATCAAGATTTGAACGACCTTCTTCGTGCAATTTATCCTTACAATAAAGAAATAGATCTCTTGCTAATTCTGGTTTATTGTTTGCTAATTTTATTCCTTCAAGATTATCTTTTAGATCTGTTCCAAACATTTGAAGAACTTGCCAGAAATTTACCAAAGGTTCATAAAGATCATTCACCCAAATATTCAGGTTGGGATATTTTTTAGTAATGTGAATTGCTACAGAACCACCACCAAGAAATGGTTCACGAAACTCATCATAATTACGAAGATCTGGAAAGTATGGGTCCATTTTGGGGCAAGCACGGGACTTACCTCCAGGATACCTTAAAGGTGTTTTGAGAGATTTCATTTTAAATTAAATTTCATTCTATTTTTAAAATTTTCTTTTTCAATTTTTCCAAAAGAAGATCCAAATAGTTTTCCATCATCAAATTTTACTTCTCTTACAGAATCAGTATAAGATTTACCTTTAAAATTTCTATTTGTAAGAGGGTATTTTTGGATATTTTCTTTCCAAGATATAGCAAATTTATTCAAATCACAATTAAACCACACCATACCAAATTCAGGAAACATTAAATACTTATTTTTTCTACCCAAAAAACTTAAACATTTCCAATGAGCAGGCCAATCATTGCCCCAACTCTTACATCTTTCAAGATCAAAAGCAACTTTGATAGTATCTTCAGTTATTTCGGAATTTTTATTGAAGATACCAATATCAACACCATATTTTCCAAAAGGTTTATCTATAATATTAAATTTATCACCATACTGATTTTTAAGAAATTTTATGAAAATTATACTCTCTTGATTATCATCAAAAGAATCTTTTCTATCACAAAAAGATCCATAATCTTTAATAGTATCTTTTGTTATCGTTTTCATTTAAATTCTACCTCACACATAATTTCAGTAAGGGCAGCAAGAAGATTTATTTCTTGGTCAGCAACAAAACTTCCCTGATATTGATACTTAGCAATAATCAAAACAGCAGAAGGAATAGAAGCAGGTACTAAAACATCATAAAGGGCATCATAAACCCTACGAAGGATAACAGAAGAATCATTATCAAGATTAGAAACAACCCATTTGCGAACTTCCGTAAAGTTTTTCTCTTTGAGATATTTAAGGAGATCATTTACAGATACGTCAGAGAACGAGGCAAGAATACCAGCATCAATTTTTCCACTTGTAGAATAACGTTGACATTCATTTAGAACTCTTCGGAAATCTGGAAAGTGCTTGGATACAAGTTCTGCAAGAACCTTTTGATCATACTCAACCTTCTCAACATCCAAGATTGTTTGAAGTCTTTTGAAGAATGCTCCTGCGAGTTGTGCTTTTTGCTTTCCTTTAATAGTGAAGTCAATACAAGCACAACGAGAGTGCAGTGGTTCAATAATCTTGTTCTTGTAGTTGCATGTAAAGATAAATCGGCAGTTATTGTAAAATGCCTCAATATTTGCACGTAGAAGCATCTGAACATCATTGCCAGTATTATCTGCTTCGTCAATAATAATGACTTTATGTTTAGAAGAACCAGTTAGAGATACAGTAGACGCAAAGTTCTTTGCTTGGTTTCGTACAGTATCCAGAAAACGTCCTTCATCAGAACCGTTGATTATATAAAAATCGGCACCCAGTTCATTGCAAAGTGCTTTTGCAATTGTCGTTTTACCAATTCCAGGAGGTCCAGAAAGAAGTAGATTTGGAATCTCACCCTTCTCCACAAACTCTTTAAATGTTTTTTTAGTATCATCAGGAAGAATACAATCATCAATTACTTGAGGACGGTACTTTTCACAGAAAAGGAATTCACTTGTCATAATTTAGTTTCTCAAAAATTTATTGTTCAATAATTTCACATTTGCCAATTTTGGGTGTTTCAATTGAATTCAAGTAATCCATATAAAGAATAACTCCACCAACTGATCGTTCTTGAAGTTGTTCTTTTACTCCTTTGATTGAAGTCAATTTGTAAGTAGGAGTATCTTCTGCGGCAATGGCATTTGGAAATTTTTGATTCATAATATCAAAAGAAGATGTAATTTTAGTCCAATCTTCGTTACTTAGTGTTTTTGTCATAATTTTTTACAAATAATTTTCACAAATAAAAATAATCAAATGTAGTCCAAAATTGGGCGATAAACAACAATCTTTGAGGAAAAAAAGTGTTAGTGCTCTTTTGATTGATTTGTTTTCAATCTTCCACATCTCCATTCACATTATAGCACCCATTCCGGACGCCTTTGAGGCATACGAAGATAGTTGTCCTTCACCCAAGTTTTTGAGGAAATATATCTTTTATATGCCTCAAATGTATCTATGGAAGTATCATATTTCCATTCATCAGGCATTGCACGAGCAAATGGTGTTACATCAGTTATCTTACCTTTAGGGAAAAGATAGTATGCATCCACAAGAGTATTATAACACGAATGAACCTTACCATACCGTAAGGTGTATTCATCACACAAGTTCATACCCCACTTGATTAACCAGTAGGCATTATCAATAGTCTTTGATGCCCATTGGGTGCAGGGGTGATTGCGGAATGCTCCCTTATCGGTCTTGTAGGGGGTGCCATCGGTCTTAGGGAGGGTTCCGTACCCGTGACCCCATTTCTCTGATGCTACGATAGAAAGCATTTGGCAGCACTCTAGAGGCATCTTCACTATATGTTTGTCCGGAAGTACTATTGCACTCTCTGCAGGAAATTTACAAGTAACAAAGATATTCATAATAAAGTAATGTTATAATCACTCAAAAGTGCTATCAGGTTCCATCGCAATATAGTACGTAACACTAAACCCAGTATTCTTAAAACGTGAAAGAAGTTTTTGTGAGATGACTACTTCATAATTACCAGGAATAATCTTGATATTCTCTACCTTAAAGTTAAAGGTGAATGCATCATCAGTCTCACCAACAACAATGGAGAAGTCGTTAGATGTATCATTCTTTTTATCACGAACAACCAGTTTCACTACACCCGCTTCACCAACAACAGAAAGGTCTGGAAGTTGATATACAGCAGCTGCTTTGAGAAGTTTATCAAGTTCTTTGGTATCAAGAACAAAACAAACATCTTCAGAAGGAAGAGAAATTGACTTATCAGGAGGAGTAACGATTACATTTGGGTCTGCAAAGAAATATTTGGAACGAGACCGACCTTCTTTAATAACAACATAGTTATCATTTACAAAGTCAAGTTCTGCATTTTGATGCAAATTAAGTCCATTTAGAAACTGATTAAGATCATAGATACCAAAGTCTTTAGGGAGTTCTTCTTCAATTGTTGCTTCTGCAAGAATGTTTTTCATCACGGAAATAGTGCGAAGTGAACTACCTTCCTTAAACAAAATTGATTGATTAATAGAAGAGAAGTTCTTGAGAAGAGTGAGAGTTTTGTCAGAGAGTTTCATAATAATCAGCGAGTGAATTCAGTAAGTCCATTATCTTTACGAGTATAATGCCCGTCAAAGTGGAGAAGTAGCATAGCATAGTGAATGACCTTCATCAAATCACGCTTGTTGCGTCCATCCTTGTCTCCATATCGAGAACCATATTTGAGGATGTTTGCCTGACAGAAACCTGCTGCCAGTCTTTTTGCTGCCATAAGGTCAATGGTCTGGATATCGGCATAACCATCACTATCACCACAATAGTGTCCGTGATAGGTAGTAGTCACATAATCTTCAACATCTTTAAGGATTTTATCTTCGTTGTATTTCCAAAGATGATTTGGAGTTTCTTTCATATCAATAGTAAAGTTTGAAATAGTATCAAGCATAAAAAGAGAAGGCACTTTTATTACCTGTCCCAATTATATCAGAAAGGAAGGTTGATGTCAATCTCCTTACCAACCTCAATGGTCAATTCAGGATTTTCGGAAGGCATTACAAAGTCAGCATCAATTTTATCATAGAGTTCTAGGAATGCTTGCTTGGTCTCATCATCAAAACGATTTACACAAACTTGAATTGCTTTTGCTTTATCTTGAAAAATGCTGTAAGCACGTACAATATGAACCAAACGACGAGTACTGATAATTTCCTCAATACCACCATCATAGAAGGTCTTGCGAATTACATCACCCCAATCAACAAGACGCTTACAGAACTCACGATCCTCCACACCAAGGTCCAGAGCGACTCCCTCAAGAATCCTTTGTTCAGTAATAGGAGCAGGATATGACTGCTCAAACGTCACAGGAAACCGCTCTAGGAACGCCTCATTGAGCACGTTGGTGCCTATGAACCTACCATCCTCACTCCCCTTACCTTTGGTGTTTGCAGTGGCGATTACATTGAACCCAGGAGTAGGTTTTACAAAACGACCAATCTTTTTAAGGAAGACACCCTTACCTTCTAGGACGGATTGAAGGCAGAGGATTTTATTAGATGCAAGATCAATCTCATCGAGAAGTAGGATTGCGCCACGTTCGAGTGCTTCAATGACGGGTCCATTGTGCCATGCTGTTTCGCCATTAACAAGGCGAAAACCCCCAATAAGATCATCTTCATCAGTTTCTACTGTAACATTTACACGAATAAGTTCACGCTTAAGTTGAGAACACGCTTGCTCCACACTGAACGTTTTACCGTTACCCGACAAACCCGTAATAAATGCAGGATAAAAAATACGGGACTGAATAATTTTTTTAATATCGTTAAAGTTACCAAACTTGACGAAGGTATCATCTTTATCAGGAATAAGGTTTTGCTGATGTTCAGGAAGAACTGCGACTTGATTAAAAGAACGTTCGATTTCTTCTACCTTTTGTTGAGTGACTTCCAAGTTCCAACGACCACGACTGACTTTGAATTCTTCAATCTTATTGGTTACAGTTTGATAGTTATCTCCGTTAGCAGCACACCAACCTTTAATATCAGCAGCAGTAACATTAGTTCCAAAAAGTGCTTTAAGAGAAGATGTGATATAATCAGTGCTCATTTTGGTGCGGGTCATAATGTGAGTGGTTTGTTTCAACTGTAGTCATTATAGAGCAAAAAGGAGTGTTGCAGGATCCTGAGTGGTCAGTTCACCAACTGGTTTTTTAGTGTATCAAGGTATTCTTTAGAAGCAATCTTTCCAGTATAACCAGGATAGTATTTTTCTACCAGATGTGGTACACCATAAAGTCCAATTTGCCCATTTCCATTCCAATCAATCCAAACTATTTTTTGAATGCAATCAACTACATGATCATATGGAAATTTATCAAGTTTTTTCATTTTAATCCTCAACGGTAAATGTTTTGTTTTTAACTCTTGTATCAAACTCACCAGTTCTACCAGGTTTCATTTTACCTATTTTAACATTCTTTCCTTCTCCAGGCCAAGAGGTCTTTGAAGTTCCTTTAAGTGTAGCAGATCCGCCTGGTTTTCTTTGAACCAATACAGAATCTTGATTATACTTTTTACCAAGTTTTCCAATTACCTTTTTAAACGCTCTCTTACCTTTTTTACCTGGAGTAATGATGTGAGATTTTTCTCCTACTTTTTTTTCGTCAGGTGTTCCTGGGTTTTCGGTATACCTCCCAGATACTTTTGTTGGACCGGGAAGACCAGCACCTCTTATATCCTTTTCAAGTTGTTTAGAACGTGCTTTGTTTTCTGTTTTGGATTTATCCCCCCTTTGAGCAGACATAATCGCCATTCCACCTTTTTGAGATTTACTCATCACACGAGTAAGAGAAGTTTCCTGGAGAGAAGAACATTCTACCATAAATTCTTGAAAGGTCTTCATTTTTATAACACTTTCTAGTTATTTATTAAGCAATTAACGTTACAAACTCACCAAGAACTTTTTTATTGAGTTTTTTGATCTTCAGTGATTTTACAAAAGCAGTTTTAATCTGTGCTTTCGTTGCATCTTCCGCAACCTCAAACTCCGCATCTTGAGACAGAGCAGATGAAGAGAGTCCAAAGTAAGCATCATATCCAGAGTTGGTAATAGTAAAACTCTTCAGTTTCTTCCAATCATTTTGGATTTTTACATAATTTTTATCACTGGGAGAATGATAGAGATTAATAAACCGATGTGCATCACGACTAGGAAGAACACGAATACCAATAAAGTTTACTGAAGAAAACTTGTCCTTAAGATTGCGAAGAAGAGTATCAGTGAATTCGTGATAACCATATCCAAACATATAGGTAGTTCCAAGTTTCCTATCACGCAAAAAGGTCTTTTGAGGAGAAACACTATTAAGACCAATATAAGTTTCCTTGTCCCAAGCACGTTTTATTTCAACGTGATAAGGAATGTGACTTGCTTCACCATCAGTAAGAACAATACACTGAACTTTTTGGAGTTTATTTTCCTTTTGAAACTTAGGAAGAATTTGATGAAGACTAATCAGTGCTTCATTTAAGGGAGTTCCAGAGAGGCACAGACGACTTGGGTGAGTATATCCGCAAGTGTAAGTGTTTCCAAAACAAACAGCAAGACGCCAGATGTTTTTCATTTGGTGCTCAAGAACATTTTGAGAGACTTTGCTAGTAAGCAAGTTCATTAAAGAAAAACCCTCATCTACTTGAATAAGTCCTTCCCTCTTTTGATAGTGTGGAGTTCTATCGGCAGCAGAGATCTTACCAGTTTCGTAGTCATACTCAGGACGACGCCACTCATTAGTAAATGCATAAACCTCAAAAGGAATAGAAACTTTTTTACAGAACCAAACCAAATTGAAGAGTTGTTTACAAGTATCTAACATTACACTCGCCATTGAACCACTCCAATCAAGAATGAATACTAATCCGTGATTTTTACCATCAGGAATTACAGTAACTTTCTTGAAAAGGTCCTCATTAAACTTATAAGAATGCAGTCGGGCAGTATCAAGAGTACCTGTGCGGGCAGTAGAAGCACGAGCATAACTATCTGCTGCTTTACGACACTCAAACTCTTTTACCAGGTAGTTAACTTCCTTTTGAGCAGAAACTTTAAACTTTTTAAACTGCAAGTCTACATCTTCAAAAAGTTTTTCCCCCGGACGATTGTCTTGCTGAAATTTAAAGGAAGCATCAATATCTTTATGAACATCAAAGTTCTTGCCGATTAGAGTATTAAGATTTACTTGAGGTACTTCAACATAAACATTTTCATTCCCATCAACGTTTACAAGGTCTCTAATTTTACTTTCCAAACTATCAACTGTGCGAACTTCTGGGTCCTCCTGCTGATTAGAACTTTGAGGAATTTGATCTCCCTGAGCAGTTCCACCATAAGACTCATCGGATGGTTGCTCTGATTGAGAGTTATCACTACCTTCTTCCTGATCATCTGAGGAGTCATTGCTCTCCAAGATTTCATTTGCAGGGGACTGAGAATCTCCTTGAGTCTCTTGAGAGTTATCTTGTTGTTCTTTCTCTTTTTTACAGTAGTTATAAAGTTCTTTTGCTGCAACTAGAGCATCAGCAAAGGTTTCTGTTGCAGCAATCAAATTAACAATCACCATTTCTTCTGGATTAAAGTCTAGAGGAATAAAGTTGCCTACTTTAAAATAAAGATTTGTGCGGTCAGCAAGATTCATAATGGAAACATCTTCATCTGCAATTTGAAAGAAATCATCTTCGTGCAGTTCTTTATATCCATTATAAAAAGTCTTTGCAAGTCCAGCATACTTACGTTTCATCAATTTTTCTACACGAGCATCCTCAACTATGTTCACAAACTGTTGAGGAATCTTATGTTCTTCCATCCAATCAATATCCGGCGTTTCGCGTGAATGTCCAACTTCGTGGGCACACAAAAGATCTATCACATTATTACTTGCTTTCCACATGGGTAAAGTAAGAACACGAGTATGAACATTAAAACAAGCAGTATCTACTTTTTTATGCTCAATTATGATGTCCTCTGTCGCCAGAAGTTTGGCGAGTATTCCTTTGATTTCGTAATTAACGGGCATCTGGGTTTGTGTGATATATGAGTATTATAGTGCCCAAGACGACCATTAAGTCCACCACTAGGACACTTTTACAACTGGACCCTACCCAGAATCCATCCGTCACCAGGACACTCAAAGCAGTGTTTATGTTTTATACCATCATTCCACCATTTTCTTCCTTTAATTCTTTGGGATAAAAGTTCCTTGTGTTCATCAGTGAGAGTTTTACCAATATTGGATATTCTTATTTTTTCTTTAGTTTCTTCACTCAAAATCCTACCTATATTATTATTAAGTCTTCCAATACTCCATCCATCACCAGGACATTCTTTTGTGTGTTTGTTACTAACACCATTATTCCACCATTTTCTCCCCTTAACTTGTTGCCTTATTTTTTCTTTATGTTCTGCAGAAAGTTTTGTTCCTTTTTTAATATCTCCCATTTTCTTTTTATATTCCTCACTTTTAGGTTTTCTCAATTTTTGCTTATGTTCTTCACTTTTGGGTCTTTTTAATTTCATTAATCTATCTTCAGTCATTTTCACACCTGAAGTCCCTTCACCTCCATTTGTGAGATTTCTCAAAATACCCGTTTTATTATCCTTCCTACCAAAAACAAAAATCATATATTTTTCATGTTTATTCGCATCTTCTTCTGTAAGATTTTTCTTTAAAATTAATATCCTATCTTTACTTGGTGGATCAAAGTACCCACTCCTTGCTCTACTTCTCCAGTGTCTTCTATATGCTCTATCACCTTTACCTCTACCAACATAATAAGGTGTTCTATCTTCTCTTAAATAAGCATAAGTATAATAGTTACACATAGGTTTTACACGAACTTACCCACCATTATTTATACAAGTTTATACAAAAAAAGGAGGTTCGAAAACCTCCTAGTGGACACTTTGAGAAGTGGCCTCAACCAACAATACTTTCTCTCCAATCTTCACTCATATTCACCATAATTGCTTCTGCTGCTTCTGGTGTTTCGGCATACCCTTCATCAAGAAGATGTGAGAAGATGATATCGTAAAGGTCATAATTTTCAGGGAGTTT